TAGAATCTGTTGGTATGCCAGCAATCACAAACTTTGCTGAAAAGCGTATGATGAAAGACATCATTGAGTTGCGTGATCAAAACGTGGCTACTACTGTCTACATCACAGACTTGAATGGCAAGTTGCACAAGGTATGTAATGCAGTTGGTTATGGTCTCCCTTATGCTACACAATACACCAACCCACAGCGTGTCAGTGGTGATGGTACTCATGGGTATGTAACATTGCCACAGGCAGATCCAAATGGTTTGTATAGTCCAGCAAGTGCAGATGGCACTTGGGTATTATGTGTAGATACCAAGTCAGGCAAACCAAAACCAGTTTATATCGAACCACGTGTTATTGTTAGTCCAATTCCACTAGATTAATAAAAGTTTTACCCCATAGCTCGCGTTAGCTCCTGAGTTATGGTTTTGTGCCCCGGGTTTAACCACTCGGGGCTTTTTATTTGATATCCTTTGAAAATTATGTTACACTAACTCTATGGCACAAATATACAAGCACACGCACGTTGAAGATTACATGGAAATCATTGCTGGTTATCGTAAGCCAGATGGTAAAAGTAATCACAGTATCTTTACTATAGGAGAAAGTCCTATTAATCTTGCACGGTATGATATGAAGGTTGTGCCTAGTCTTGCTGAACAGAGCATAGCAAACAACAAAGGCTATACAGACAAACAAGCCAAGCTGGCCACAGAATTAGTTATTAAATATGAACGTCAATTGTTTAAATTAGGGGTAGACATTACTCCAGTTAAGACCAACCCAGAATACCGGTTGCCAATTAGGGACATTGATCGTAGTACTAGAGCCTGGGTCGAAAACGATGTTATCAAACTACGCTTTCCGTATAATGTACAACAGATTGAACAAGTACGTGATGCCGGAAAAACAAGCAATGGTAAAATACAGTTTATTCGTGAAGAAAAAGTTCAGCAATTAGAGTTAACTGAATGGAATGTCAACTGGGTGTATGCTTTCTGCGAGCAACATAAATTTGAAATAGATTCGTCACTACATGAATTAATGGATATTATTCTGGCAGTAGAACAAACTCCTTACGCAATTGAACTACGATATAAGAATGATGTTATAGAGATTGCCAATGCAGCAGACAGTTTAATTGAATATCTCAATGAAAAAGAAGGTGGCATTACCACAGATAACCTGTTCCGCTTGATAGACCTAGCTCCTATCCTGGGCTACACTATAGCACGAGATATAGAAGAAACAGTTATTGCAGAGTTTGGTACACGATTCTATAGCCTGTGCGCTAACCGCCAGCTTAAAGTAGATAGCATGACCAATTCTACGATTGTTAATGATATTGCTGAGTATGCACGTGCCACTAACCGTTTCCCGATATATGTATACGAACCAGATTTAAGCGATAGATTAAAAACTGAATTTAATAAGTTATTCCCCGGGGCAATGATGACCTTAAATAATAAAGTAATGGATACAGGTATCACTGATGATATTAAAGTAGTATATACTACTAAAATTCCACGTACTCCAATACATAATATTCCCTTGATGGTTAGTAGTGCAGGCATGTTATTTGGCGGTGACAGACAAGTTTGGATACAGACAGCCGAAAAGATTGTATACTTTACCAAAGACGTGTATACTAAGAACTCCAAAGGACCCGACGTGTGCAAGCTAAACTAATAATCAAAGATGAAGTAAACGTAAAGATCGAAGGATTGGAACTTGCTGACCGCACGGCTCTAGTAAAGAAGTTCAAATATGAAATTCCTGGTGCACGTTATCAACCTAGTGTACGATTAGGACGATGGGACGGCAAGGTTGCGTTTTTTCAGCTAGGTGGTAGCAGTTACATTAACTTGTTGCCCGAAATACTTGCTTATATAGATAGCAAGGGTTACGATATTGAAGTAGAAGACCTGCGTGAATACAAAACACAATTTACGTTTGATCAATTCACTGAAGATACTTTTGCAGATCAAACTTGGCCCAAGGGACACCCACAAGTAGGTGAACCTATCAAGTTCCGTGATTATCAAGTTGACATCATCAACAACTTTTTACAAAACCCGCAGAGCATACAAGAAATTGCCACAGGTGCAGGTAAGACTATTATGACTGCTGCACTTAGTAAAAACATAGAGCCATATGGTCGTAGCATTGTAATTGTGCCTAACAAAAGCCTAGTAACACAAACAGAAGCAGACTATCGGAATCTAGGTCTTGATGTGGGTGTGTACTTTGGTGACCGTAAAGAATTTGGCAAGACACATACTATTTGCACTTGGCAAAGTTTAAATATTTTATTAAAAAATACACAAGCCGGCATTGGCGATGTTACTATAGGTGACTTCATCGAAGATGTTGTTCTAGTAATGGTAGACGAAGTACACATGGCCAAAGCAGATGCCCTAAAGACTCTGCTCACAGGTGTGTTTGCTCGGGTACCCTTGCGTTGGGGATTAACAGGAACTATTCCCAAGGAAGATTACGAAAAAGTAAGCATTTTCTGTAGCCTAGGTACAGTAGTAGGCAAGTTAAGCGCCAGCGAATTACAAGAAGCAGGACACTTAGCCAACTGTCACGTGAACATTGTACAGATGGTAGATCACGTTGAGTACAAGGACTATCAGTCTGAGCTTAAATACTTAACTACTAACGCAGAACGTCTGGCATACTTGGCCAAGATGATTGACTCGATCAAAGAAGGTGGTAATACACTTATCCTAGTTGACCGAATTGAAACAGGCAAGATCTTACAAATAGAACTAAGCAGTTTGTTTAGTTTACTCAAAGACAAGCCTGAAGTAGCATTTGTATCCGGCGCAACTAAAGCCGGTGATAGAAAAGACGAATACGATGAAATTGCAACAAGTACTAACAAGATTATTATTGCTACCTATGGTGTTGCTGCTGTGGGCATTAATATCCCTAGGATTTTTAATCTTGTGCTTATTGAGCCCGGTAAGTCCTTTGTTAGAGTTATCCAGTCCATTGGGCGTGGGATCCGTAAAGCGGAAGACAAAGACTTTGTACAAATCTGGGACGTAACATCAACCTGTAAGTTCGCCAAGCGACACTTAACAGCACGTAAGAAATTCTACAACGAAGCAAACTATCCATTCACAGTTGAGAAAGCAAATTGGCAATGAAAAAACTAATCGTGTGCGGGTGTAGCTTTAGCGCACCAGCAAAAGATCTACCTGGCACAGCCTACGGTGAAGTACTAGCAAAAAAACTAGGATGGGACTTAGAGATCCTGGCAAGGCAAGGATGCAGTAACGGTGGTATCCGTGTGCAGATAGATGAGGTATTAAGACAGAAGCCTGCGTTCGCCATCATTGCACCTACATTCCATGATCGTATGGAAATCCCTGCAACCGCAGCACCATATGTTCCACCAAAAGAAGAAAACAAAGGTTGGAACTCGGACTTACAAAAACATCTACAACATAGCCACCTAAATGGATATGATCGAACCGTGGGCATTGACAATATTAACTATGGTACGAATCCGTATCGTATGATTTTTGAAACTATTTTTAGCCTGGTAGAGAATTACGATCACCCATACCGTAGTGCCAAGATAGATCGTAATACACAGCAGGCAATGAAGCAGTATGTAAACTTTCTATACGATAGTGAATGGAAGCGACAGCAGGACGAGTGGATTATCCGTGACGGGATTATGCAGTTGTTCTATTCCGGAATACCTTTCCTATTGGTTGCAAATAACCTATGGAATAGTAATACTGTTCGTGAAGCTATACCTAGTGTAGTACCTGACAAATACATGACCCTGGAATACGAAGAAACTCCTGCTTATGCAACCAATACCTGGCCATTTAGCGGTAAAGTAGATCCTGGATACCACGGTGATCCCAAGAGCCAAGAGTATTTGGCAGACATATATTACAAGAAGATATGCGAGCAGTTGCACTTGTAGCCCATCCTGATGATTGTGTTATATTTGCTTGGCCCTTTATTGAAGCCCATCCAAAATTTAACTGGACCATTGTTTACTTGACCTATCACGCAACAGACCCACGTGGACAAGAACTAGAAGCCTATTGGAATCGTCGTAATATACCTACAGCGTTTTTGGGCAATACTGACACATGGTTAGACATGGTTAGGGGAAAGATCAGTTTTGATATTACCAAAGCTTCTGCAGATCTGATAACAGCCAGCTCGGGAGCAGACTTGATATTAACCCATAATCAAGATGGCGACTATGGACATATACATCACAGGTTTGTTTGTGAAGTAGCCAACTCAATTGATACACCAAAGGTTTACTTTGCAAGTACTTTCAATTATAATACAGAGTACACAGTCTTAGATTCTGTTGCAGCAGACGAACTACCATTACACAGCGAAGTTATCATAGGCTTCCAAGATCGTAATATAGGTAGATATATTGTAACACCGGAAGCGGAACTTATATTAAAAGAAAACCAATGAGAATATTAACACTAGATAATACAGCATACGAAATGGATCAAATCCCTGAGGAAATTGATGAAGTTAGATTTTGTGTACTAGACAACAGTGATCCCAAAGAACCGGACTATTTTTATATTCCTTTAATCTTTCTAGAATCGTTTAACAGTCCTGCATTAGTATTGCGAATTGGTAACAATGTTATTCGTATGCCAGTGGATTGGCAAATACTTATCGGCGAACCAGACTTTGGCGATTTAGAAGTTGTTCCGCTAACCAGTATCAATGATCGCGGATTTAATGTGTTTACATTTAACCCATTGAGTAGTTTCCGCCCAGAGTTTGCTCCTGTGGAAATTGTGGATATCTATCAAGATGTTAAATGGTATTTCCCCAAACTTAAACCAGGACAGTTATTGGCAGTTCCGTTGACCGAAGGCGATAAACCTATGTGTGCATATTTTATCAAAGATATCTCACGTCAAAGCGAGGTCATTAACTACGGTAAGGTTTGGTAATATGGGCAACCTTAAACCGGGTGCTACTTACATCTACGAACGAGCAGACGGCGTAACCTATGCTAGAGAAGCAGGTGCCCACCCCGGTGATAGAATAGCAATTGGCTGGGATTATGATTACAGACAAAAAACTGAAGCAATAGAACGTATGAAAATGTGGACTGAAATACTTCAAGCCGCAAAGACCAATCCTGCTTTACAAGATGCTATAGAACGTGTTATAATACTATATGAATTGCAAAAGGGCGAAGATCCACCACCATGGCATCCAGTATAACAGAAGATAAATTTGGACATAATCAATTAATTGCAGAGATGAAACATGCAAGCCTTTGGGGCGACATACACAGACGTGCAAAAACAAATCCAGAGTTACAAGAGCAGTTAGATAAAATTGTTGTATACTATAAGTTAAAATATGACCGTAGATAAATTAGATATTAAAAACGAAATGGCACAGTTTGATCGTAAGAACAGAGAGTTTTACGATAGTCTTGATGAACAGGAAAAGAAGAAGTTTGCTCCTTTCTTAATGATTCGTTGGGGTAGTGCAGTTGGCGGCAATGTAGACCTGCAAGCATACTATCTAATGAGCTGTAACGAAAACTTAAATAAGAACTTCTTTGAGATTAGTGCTGCAAAACACAAAAAGCTACAATGGTTATTAGCAACAACAGTGAGCCCGGGCATGGGCAATCAATATCACCAATGGATTACTCCAAAGAAAAAAGGTGCCGGCGACAATACGGCTGTTAAATTCTTAAAAGCACTACGACCTGATTTAAAAGAAGATGAAATTAAACTATTAGCACAAATTAATACTAAAGACGATCTCAAGGCCTATGCAAAAGAGCTAGGATGGGATGATAAAAAGATCAAAGAGCTAACATGATCAAGAATCTAGTTGTCAATGGATGTAGTTACATGGAAGGATATGCCATTGGCAACGGACATGTAGACTTGGCTAACCGATTGGGTATTCCACATGCAGAAAGTTTGGCCATCGGTGGTAGCGCCAACAGCAGAATAATTAGAACTACACTAAAGCATAGTTATAGAGCAACAGAACCTACTTTGTATGTATTAGGATTAACTTTTATAAGCCGTGGCGAAATACCTATTCTTGGTATGGATCCAGCAACTGAAGCTGACTCGTTTGAAGGACGCTGGTGTAATCCGCAAAATCAGGAATTTGCTAATCGTTACGATCACTTCTGGAACAAAACAGAAAGTGAAAAGTTTGTTAAACAAAAACTAATGGTAGAAGCCTATAGCTTAATTGACAGAACTGAAGATTTACTGTATCGTATACTGTCAACTATAGATAGCTTAAAGTCTAGAGGACATCGCGTATTGGTATATCAACAGGCTGATGATAGTTATAGATATCTACTGGAAAATCCTAGATTAAGTTTATTGTCCAGTACAGATTGTATCATTGATGGGTTCCGTTGGTGTGCAGTTGGGTACCAGCATGAACAAGGTGTTGCTAAGGCTTCATCTACTGGTGGCAATTTTATTGGACCTCAATCAACTCCTGACCATATGCGTCACCCAAAAGCAGGAGAACATGCTGTTCTTAACGAGTATCTTGTAAAGTATATCAATGACTGCAACATCATTTAAGTGTCGGTATTGTGAAAAAACATTTGCCAAGGAAAGTACGTTGGCTGTGCATCTCTGTGAACAAAAGCGTCGTTGGCAACAAGAAAAAGAAGTAGGTGTGCAATTAGGACTTAAAGCATATCTAAAGTTTTATGAAATGACACAGGGTAGCGCCAAGTTAAAGAGCTACGAGAACTTTGTAACTAGCCCATACTATGGTGCGTTTGTTAAGTGGGGTCGTCATATGGTAGGTATACGTGGCATTAATCCCACAGCTTTCTTAGACTGGCTATTAAAAAACAACAAGAAAATTGACCACTGGTGTAAAGACGAGTTCTATGTCACCTACTTGCACGAGTGGTTACGTAGAGAAGCAGTACAGGACGCATTGGAGAGAGCATTAAATGAAATGCAAACGTATGCAGAAGATCATTTGGAACTTAGGAATGGATTTAGCGACTATTTTAGGTATGGTAACAGCAATCGTGTGGTGCATCATATTGCTACCGGTCGCATTAGCCCGTGGGTCGTTTATAACTGCACATCGGGAGTTGAGTTCCTGGATAACCTGGGTGATGAACAAGTTCAAATAATCCTGCCGTGGATTGATCCCGACCACTGGCAACGCAAATTTAAAGATTATCTAGCAGACACTGAGTGGGTTAAGGATATATTGCAGAAAGCAAATCTATGAAATTTAAATCAGACATTGATATTGACTTCCCCGATAGAGATCGAGCACTTGCATTGCTTAAAACTACACCTGCGAGCATCCTGCGTGATGGTCGTTTAATTCGACACAATACAGGAGTATATGCCACAGACATTCCTGTTGATCCATTTACTGGTATTGCCAGCATTGACCATGAGTCGGCAGAAGATCGCGGCTATGCTAAACTGGACTTTTTGAACGTATCGTTATATACGCAGATAAAGAGTGAAGAACATTTACAAGAACTTATTGCACAGGAACCCAAATGGGACAAACTGTATGATCCAGAGTTCTGTGGAAAACTAATACACATTGGTAATCACTATAAAACACTAATACAAATGCCAGAAGCAGTTAATAGTATTGTGCGTATGGCTATGTTGTTGGCAGTAATACGTCCGGCAAAACGACACCTAATAGGTCGAACTTGGAAAGAGGTTGGTGAATCAGTTTGGGAACGTCCCGAGGATGACAGTTATTTTTTCAAACGTAGCCATTCTGTGGCCTATGCACACCTGGTAGTAGTTAATATGAATCTTTTATCCAACCAGGAACGTTATAGCGTGTGATTTTGGCTTAATACGCCAATATCGCGAACTACACCTTTATTTAGCTTACTTTTCGTATAAGAGTGATGCTCTTACGCTTGCTTCGTTTGCTAGCCATTTCTTTTAGGCTCACATAAGGGCCCATTTTAATTTCAACGTCTTTACTGTTCATAGTACGTAGACAAGTTTTAAACAAAGACCAATCGGCTTTAAGAAATACATTAATTGGGATTAATCTATTACTTTCCCACCACCACGTTTCCCCTAAACTTAGGAATACCTTCTTAACTTCATCTCCTCTTAAGAGTCCAAAGTCGTATAGAGTTGTAATAACTTCATCAGAATTTTGAATAATTCCGATGTAATCATTGCCACCGTAGGTAACGTGAGAAAGGAAAGGGTAGGAGCTAAGTACTGATGTCTGTTCGTTATTCATTATTCTTACAATTATTAAAGTGATACCGGGTCATATTACCACCACCGCCGGTTTTATTACAATGCGGACAAGTTACTTTTTTAATATTGCGGATATCAATAACCCCGGATTGTTTGCGTAGTTCCATTGATTTACGCCATTTATCTGTAGTTTCTTTAGTAATTGTTTTCCCTTTATGTGCTTGCCCTATTTTATCTCTATGTTCTTTAGACAATGGCAAACGTTTAATACCTTTTTGCGAGTCTGACAATCGTTTGCGGTGTATTTCTGATCTGTTTGGTAATTTTTTACCAGTATTACTAGCACTAATTTTAGCACGAGTTTCGGCAGATCTATATGCTCCGCTAGATCCTTCTCCGCCATTGCTACGGTTATGTAAAATTCCAGTTCCTAAATCTTTACGACCAAAAATAGAAATTAATTTTGCCTCCAATTGGTGTGCCTCAGATTCCGATAGATTTTTTGCTATTATTTGTATTTTAGATCTATCTTTGGGGACAGTGACTGAGTGTTGTTTACTAAACATTCTCCAACCACAGCCCTTACCGATATGGTACGGCGTTCCGTTAGAGGATCGTGCATAAGAATATACATAAAATTTTGTTATCTGTTGAGTTAAATCTTCCACGGTGTCCAATAATTGTTGTGCTTGTTTATTTATATTCTGGATACAGCCAATCAAAAGAATAACGTATAAATATAGAATAAGAGACCTAAAACTATGATCACCGTAAAAGCATACATCTACCCAAATACCGCGGAAGTCCAAGTTTTTGATCCTACGATATTTACAACAAGGAATCGCCAAGTGTATTCACGACCAATTAAAGTCTATCAAGGCATAGACAATCCCGTACAAGTTATAGTCCGTAATCAGGACCAAAAATCCATTGATTTAACTGGATCCACAATGACTGCACAAATACAAGATCCTACCAATCAAACAACTATCAGCTCATATCCAGTTACTTGGGCAAACATAATGTTAGGTCAAGGCAATTTCACACTAGATCGTGCTACTATAGACAGTTTGGAAAACCGTTTCTACAAATTAACCTTTAGTACCAGCAAAACAACTGGTAATGTCACACACGTAACACCAGTTTACATTGATGATAATTATGGTGTTCCTTTGGATCTAGAAGTACTTCCGGCCTACTATTCTACAACCCCATAACAGTTGACGTAACTCAAACAATCCTGTATACTATACAGAATGTTAAACTCTATTCGCGACGCCGTAACCCAAATATTACCGCATAAACGTAAAACTAACTCTAGCTCAGGTTGGATAAGTTTCAACGGCGTTTGCTGTCAACACAACGGTGAATCGGCAGACACACGTGGTCGTGGCGGTCTAGTTATGAACGCAGATGGTGGTGTCTCGTACCATTGCTTCAATTGCCAATTTAAGGCCAGCTATGTCCC